CGCATAGCACCGCAAAACACCAGAAGATTAAATAAGCGACCGTCAACATGCTGATTAAGCACGCGCTGGTACTTCGCTGTAGAAGCCTTGGATGCTTTTTGGCGAATGCGCAGCAGCTCTTTGATATGTTCAGGTAAGGATTCATCTTCGAGTCTCCGCTCTACTGTATAGGCGGTTAAATCAGGCAGATTGACACCAAAATCAGCCATGTACGCGAGCAACCGATCGCGCTGCGTGGTCGCTTCCACAGCGCTCTCATCCCCCTCCAAGCCGCTCGCCTGGATCTTAGAGAGCTTGGCCGTGCGCGCGGCCAGGGTGCGCTTGGCGCGCGTCGTGGCTTCGACCGCGCCGGCCGCGAGCTTTAGGTCCATCGCAACGCCGCGATGGTTCATCCGAAAGTCCAGCGCCCACATTGCCCATAGCCTTGGCGTCGAGTTCCATTTCGGGATCTTGCGCCAGATGTAGCGCATGGCTTCGACGTCACGTCCGCCGTAGCGCAAGAACTCCGCCCATTGCGCGGGGTGTGTTTCCGGCGTGTTGTACGTGCCTGCCTTATTAGGCTTCCAAAATGTCTCGCCCACGTCTTTACCCTTGAGCTTGGCGAACTCCTTGGGCACGTTGAAAATGGTGCAGAGCTTATCCAAAGATCCGGGCAGACCGTGCATACGCGCCAAGGCCGCTGTGCACCGCCATTTCGATTCGGGGATGTCGAGAGTTTTGGTGGCTTCCAACACCGTGCGGTCAAACTCGGCTTGGTGCGCCCACACTTCATCGGCTTTCAGAATCGCGGCCTTGAGCTTAGCTAACTCATTCTTACGACTCGCCACAGTCTTTTTTGACAGCATGTCGATGATGACGACGGGGCCGTTGTCAACTGCGTACTGGAGCATTGTCATTTCACAGCCGGTACTGTATTTCACATTTCCCAGCCGGATTGGAACGCTGGAGCGACACTCCGTATCGAGCCACAAGCGCATTTAGCTGACCAGCTTAATCAAACCGTCGTGCGCGCCCTCTTTCGCCTGCTCTGTTATCCGCTGCCCTATTACAAATATAGCGAAGGCCGCGCCCAAAGCGATTGCGCCATCTTTCGGATGGTCTTTTTGCAAAGCCATAAACGCTTTCTCGATCTTCGCCGCGGCCCGCGCCGCTTTGCTGCGTTCACTTGGCGGTAAGGCACGCAGCAGTTCGCGCAACGTGTCGCAATTATTTTCAATGTCGTTAGAAAACATTTTTGTTCTTCCCTGCCCAACTCCCCCAACGCAAGCCATCTTGCGTCGGGGGCGGGACTTTTAGCCCATCAACTCGTCGACTTCACCCTCTGTTTCCGGGGTGTCAATCTCATCGAACTCATCATCCGATGCCGGCGGGCCGCCGCCGCCGAAGGCTTCGCCCTTGCGCAGCAATTGCACGGCGCGAATGCGAGCGCCCAAGCCGTTGTTGCCCTTGTTGTAGGCATATGCTTCAAGCGCCACGTTGACGTAGCAGCCCGAATACAGCAGCCCTTGCGCTTCGGTCAATTCCTGCTTCTGCTGGTCGAAGTAGTTCGGTCGTACCTTCGAGCGCGCGGATATGAAGAACGTGCCGGGATACCCATCGTAATCAGGCTTGGTGTCGCCGTCGCGCATGAAGATCTTACCGGTCATCTGAATGGCTTTGAGAATTGAGGGGCCTTTCTTACCCCACTTGTCATCCGTCAGTTCCTTGCAAATGGCGTCAAGCGCAGGCTTGGCGGGGAGTTTTTTCGGCAGCAACTTATTATCGTCGCCGTAGAGCTGCACTTGCGACTCGGGAGTGAGCAGGTAGGAGCCCGAGAAGTAAGGCGTGGGGTCGTTGCCTTCGGGGTAGGGTTCCGCTTTCCAGTAGCACATAAAGGACTGGCGGACATCGAGCAATTTAAATCTCATCTTTTGTTTCCTTGCGTTTTGAGTTTATGAGCGCGCCGCGGAAAAACACCGCGTCGCGTGGAGCAGATGATACAACGCGCTGCGCGATTTTTCCATGACCTTTGCAATGCGAGCAGACATTAAAACTGTTCTCGCCTTTACACCGCGGGCATTCAATCATCATGAGTCAACGTCCTCGAATTCATCCGACTCGGCTGCAGGGCTAAATGGCGCTCTGGGATCGCTACCCATGACCAGCATCGGCTTGCCTGCTGCGCGCTTGATCAACGGCACGAACACGTCTTTCCAGGTTTCGGCTGTTTTCTTCTTGTCCAAGACCTTGGCGGCGCCCGAAGCGGTCAATATCTTTTTTGGCTGGTAGGCGTTATCCCCCAACACTCCGGTCAATGCGGCCTCCGCGGCTTTCTCATCGGCCCACTTGCGATCCCCAAGCTTGCCCTCGACAAATTTATACGGCTTGCCATCGGGCCCGATGATGGCCGTACCGGCGGCCACCAGCTCGTTAGCCTTGGACATCACAGCACGGCACCAATCGGATACGAAGGGCACAGCGGCCATGGCCTTGGCGAGACGTTTAGGATCAACCGCAACGGCCGGCAGATCCGTCTCAATCGTGTCAAAGTCGGCCGATAGCTCTTTTTGCACCTTGGCGGCAGCCGCGGGGCAGCGCGCGAGCGCACGGCACCAGCGGCATTGCTTCTCACCAGGATTTAAGTACTGCTCTGCTTTGGCCTCGACTGCTTTGACCCCTAAGCCCATTGCCAGCATGGACTTCGACAGCGCATCGGCGGCGAACACGGCGAAGCGCTCCAGCACCGCGATCGGCACGCGCAGCTCGGAGATATGGCCTAAGCGTGGCTGGTTGATGACGATCAAGATGTACTTGGGGTCGTCGATCAGCAGCCGAATGTCGGCCAGGCACGCCAGCGCGTACATCATGAGCTGATAGTTCGGAACAACCTCCGCTGACTCCTCATGGCTGAAAAACGCAAAAGGGGAGTTATCTTTGGCGTATTCCCAGGCATAGACCTTCTCGCCCATGCCGAATTTAAGATCCTCGACCACGCCGTAGCCGGGCAGCGCGATAATGGCGTCCGATGTGCCGTAGTTGGACTCGTTAAACCCCTCGACGCCTTCCAATGTCACGCGCTGCTCAATCATGAGATAGCCGCTGATGGCGCGGCGTTGCACGTCGTCAACGTAAGTCTGCACATGGCCGGCAAATTCTTCGGTTATTTCAAACTCCCGCTTGCCGCCGCGGATCACCTTGCCGATCCAATCTTCCGCTGTCATGCCGCTTTTGCTTTTCAGGAGCACCGCGGCCAACGTGTGCGCAGCGGTACCTTCATCGGCGTACACCCCGCCGTCGACGCCTTCCTCTGTATTCTCAGGGTAGGCCATACTCCCCGCGCAGGATATCCATCGTGGCGAAGCGCTGAAAGCGAATACCGAATGTTCGGATTCTTGTTTTGTGGTTTGAGTATCCATGTAGGCTCCTATAAATGCTGCCGCGACTTGCGGGACGATTGCATTGCCGTAACCGCGCAGTCGTCCCGTACGGGCGGGTATCCCATGAGCCAGCGGGAATGTGCCGGGTTCAACTGGCCGGGACTTCCCGTCGATGCACTCGATCCACTCGCAGTCAGACCAGCGGCTTGCTGTGAGAGGGGTACGCCCGTGTCCGTTGGCCGCGGTGGCTTCACCCCGCGTCGGCCATCCTCTGCTGTCGGTGAGCACCAGTTCGCCAGCTTCGGCCCCTCGTGACTGCCGTGCGCGTCCGGGAAGCCGCGCTTGTTCGCCCGTGGTGTCGACCAGGCCGCTACCGTTTGAAGGTTCTCGCCGCCCAACCCGCGCGTTCCCGCGCCGGTTGTGTTGCTCGCCTTCGGTGAAGGCCAGTTCGCCACTTCGTTTAGCGGGCGGGCGTTCTTGCCATGCAGATTCGAGTTGCCTGATTTCCAGTCCCTTGCTGCTGTCGTAGGCCACGAAGTACAGGCGTTGTCTGATGTGCGGGGTTTCGACGCACGCAGCGCACAGATCCGCCGCTGCAATGGCGTAGTTCGCACTTTCCATGTTAAGCGAAACAATATCCAGCCAGGCGAGGCCATCTTTGCTCGCAACTTGCTCTCCAAAGACTGTTGAAGGGCGGCACTCGCCGATGAGCCGGAAGAACTCGGGCCACAGGTGACGGGAGTCGGCTGTTCCACGTTTTGCGCCTGCTTCGCTAAATGGCTGGCAAGGGCAGCTACCGGTCCATACAGGTCTATCGTCGGACCACTTAGAAATTCGCAGAGCGTAAGACCATCCGCCAATGCCGGCGAAGAAGTGGCATTGGGCAAAGCCAATAACATCTGCTGGTCGGACATCCTCAATGCTGCGTTCATCAACTTCGCCATCGGCTATTGCTCCTTGCTTGATCAGTTCCCGAAGCCATGCGGCGGCCCTTGGGTCATTCTCGTTGTAGTACGCTGACATGAAAAGATCGCCGCTTGTTTAAGGCGGCGACGAGCTTAGGCATTCAGCAACAAGTCATCGGCATCTTGCTTCAAGGCCGCGTAATCGCTTTGCGCAACGCCCGAAAGGCTCTTGGCCTTGTACTTCGCGAACAGTGCCACAGCTTCCTTACGCATATTAGCGTTGAGCATCGCCTCGATAACCTCACCGACTTGCTCTTTGCTGACTTCATCCGCTGCAGGCTCGGCGTCCTCTTCGACAACCGGCGGCGCGACTTTGGCGGGCTTCGGTGCCGCTTTCCTCTTCTCTAGCACCTTAACCGGCGCCGCTTCGGCGGCAGTACTGCCTGCGATGAATGAGTGAAACGCTTCCGCAGTTTCTAGGACTGCTTGCGAATCGCCTGAACCGTGGTGAACGGCTGCGGCATGTTGAAGGGCAATCGCCCTGCTGGCTTCTGACATTTAAGAACTCCTTACGTTGGTTGTGGGTAAAACTGTATCATCTGCAAGACGGAGAGCATCGCTGAATCGCGACAAGAACATCATTAAGCGAATGCGCAATGATTGTTGAGTGGTAGCGTAGCCACGGTGAAATAACCGCATCGAGGCGGCACCAAACGATAACCGGCTTACCCAGTGTCCAGGCGTAGAACACTTCCATTGATGTTCCCACGCTTGGCTTGTCGTAGTTTACGAGGATCGCGTCAGCGTTCCGAACGTCGCGCTTGTCTAAGTCTACAATTTCTCTGTAGCTCTCGGCTTCCTTTCCGCGGTAGTCGCGCGCCATCGGGTCGATGCAGTCAGCAAAATGCTTCTTGACCTCGGATCTCCAGTTGTTTGCTTCCGCATCTGTGCAGCCGTTGATGGGTCCGCAAAGGTAAATTCTCATGCTGCCGCCTTTAGTAGTTGGTGTCGAACGGGCATCGTTTCTATCCGCGCTAAGAACCTTGCGGCCTCGCGCCAGCAGTTAGCGTTTCTTCCTTGTTTGCGTGCCGCGAAGCTCCACGCCATAGAATCGGCGGTGCGCAGTAAGATTCGCACTAGACCACTTTTTAAAGCGGTGGTTTTGAGCCCGAAGCCGTGCAACAGCAGGTCAGGGCGTTCCCTACCGATAGCCAGCAGGACGGTCTCGATAGCCCTGGCGTCGCCATTGCGCTTACAGACCGATCCTACGCCGACCCATGCGCCGTGGGGCAAGGCGTCTCCGTACATGTGTATATGGGCTACATAGTCGGTCGGCTTAAAGCCTTGAAGGACTGGCATGATGTAAACGCCGCCGGTGTCGCAGGCCCGAAGCGCAAGGTATCGCTCAACCGTGAGCTGCTGGTGACGGACGACTGACATTCCGGTTTTTGCAATGATGAACGGCTCGCACATATAGTCCTGGGCAACCGCTGCGAGCAAATTTCCATTTTTTGACCATCGTTTGATTTCTGCGGCATAATCCTCGACCGGTGTGCGCCAGCTACCGTGTTGGGATATTTCTGTGAACGCGCCTGAGTCCATTATCCAGTCGCCAACCTTGAACGGCCCCTTGCGGGTTCGTAGTCGATTAATGCTGACGAACACAGCGTCAAAATGTTGAGCATCGCTAGGCTGGTGCAGCCCTATGAAGAATCTCACACGGGCATCCTTTCTTGGTGTCGGCGCTTCATTCTGGCCGACGCGCACGCCTTGCATTCGGCATAGCGCCTAACGGTAGACATTGGCTTCAAGTTGAAGTCTGTCTCGGGCTTTGGCGAAAGGCATTTCGTGCAGGTTTTGTTCATGGTGTCTTTCTTGCAGGATAAAACTGTATCATCTGCTACATCAAAAGGCAATCATCTTCGCCGTGAATATGCGCCATGACTTCCCTTCCTGATGCGGCCAGCCATTTTTCGTGATTGCGGATTACAACGGCGCTATAGAGCTTTTCCCCATCGCGGTACTTTTTGGCTTTGCCGTTGAAAGGGGGCTTCGCCAGCATTTGGCCTATTCGGGTTAAGGAAGGTCGCGCCACTGAATTTCTATGAACATAACGCTGCACTTCCCCGACCAGTACCACGTCAAGTGAGAAAAATTCCGCGTGCTCCTCGAACATGATATGCAGCAGCTCGGCATCGGCCGCCATCGAGGCGTTCGCCATCTCGCGCTTGGCATCGGTCATGGGCGCACTTCCCGCAGCATAAAAGCCGGTCAAGTCAACATGCAGAAAATAGTGCCTTAAGACGGCCGCGGCGCGCGGCAGCAATAAAAACTCATGGTAAATCCATTGCCGTTCGCTTTCTGTATATTCCGGGGCTTTCATTTCATGAATCCCCCAACGCTTATCGTTATTGTCGATCTGCGCCGCATCTTCCTCATTGCTCGATGCGGTCACGAAAAAATGGTTGGGCATTTCATACCCGCGCGTGCCTTTTGGGTGCAGCGCGACTGAATCGTCCGCGATATAGGCTTTGAGCTTATGGTTGATCATCGTGCGCTCGCCACGGGAGCCTGCGCGAAATTCAACCAGATTTACATGCCAGGCGCCTTGCAGGTAATCGTTAAATCCACTATTAAGCAGGTCGTAGCTGACATCGGTGGAGAATTCGCGCCCGACGAGCAGCGCCGGGATGGTTTTAAGCAGCGTGCTTTTGCCGTTGCGCTGACCTTGTGACCAAATCAACGGAGCGGTTTTTATCTTTACCGCCGGCCGTTGCGCTACGTGCCCGAAATATTGTTTAAGCCAGGTTCGATACTCGGCGTCGTCAATGCGATCGAATAGCCATTCTATTTTTTCAGCTTCTAGGTCGGTGGGCTCAAGGGGCGCTGGCAGGCGATTGCGGTACAGGTTGGCAAACATATCGCCCTGGTGCTTGAACAGCGCGCCCTCGCCGGGATGAAACCCCAACCCCTCGACCACGCGCTTTGAGGTACTTTGCTTCAAGATTTTCACAGGATTTAAGCGCGTGCCGTTGCGCTTGGGCATGATGGCTGTAAATTGATGCTCAAGCGCCGAATCGCTGCCGATTAACTTGTGGCGTGTGGTATCGAAATACTTCTCGGATGCCAGCACGTAGACCACGCGTTTTTCTAGTTCCGCAATGGCCTCTTTCTTGCTTTGGCTCTCTTCCTTGCGTGCTGCGGCTTCCTGCGCCGCGGCTTTAGGATCATTGATGACCTCGAACTCATCCGCCCCGGCCGGCAGCTCGTTATCGAGCGTCGCCACCACTTTGCCCTTGGGACTCGAAAAGGACACCCAATGCACTCGGCAAGTCATGGGTCCTGCGTAAACGGAGGCGCCCTGTTTATTCTTGCGCGTCGCTTTGGAACTCCAGTCATCCCAGATCGCCAACCCCTCTTCCGCGCCGCCGGTCGCGTGGTGCAGCTTCATGCCGACCTTGTACCAGCGCTCATACTCCATGTTGGGATCTTGATCCTTGATCCAGGCGTGCAGCTTCTCCAACGCTACGCCCATGTCGCTATTTGTATGGCGCTCCGGTGGGGCGTCATCAAGCAATTGGCGCCAGGCCGCCAGTAAGGTAGCGGGGATTGCAGGTAAGCGGCTCCACTCCCCTAACAGGGGCTCCCCGAACTCCCAGGTGTAGGGCTTATGCGTGTCCTTATGGATTGTGGGGGGCAGCACATCCTGAACGCTCTTGCCCTCCAGGGTTGCGCAGCGCAGCTCTATGCCGCTGCCAGGGGGTTTAAACGTGCGCAGCGGAGTCTTTAAGCGATATAGCAGCTTGGCCCGGCCATGGCGGCCTGAGCTGATCTTGACCGCATCCTGGGCGGCCAGCAGCGCGTCGACATCGACGCCATGTTCGGGTAGCCAGATGCGGGCGGCGGATAGGTCATCGATATCCAGGGCGCAGGTCCCCGATTGAACGTGCAGCAGGCCCGCGCCGTCGATCCCGCCGGCTGTTTCTAAATCTATCGGCCGCTCGTTCCAGCGGGGATAATTAGGATTTTTGCTGCCCTTGGGGATAATGCACAGCGATAAGCCGGCACGGATGTACTCTTGAAAAGGGCCCACGGGTTTTTCGGTGCTATACGAGGGGGCAAACGCGGCAATCACGGCATAGATCGCGCTGGTCGATGACGAGCGCTGGGACTTTCAACGAAACGCTGCCCGCGGCTAGGCGCTGGGCAAGACTTGCGGATATCTGCCGTCTACCCGCGGCCACATGGCGCAGATAAGGCACGGAAGTTTTCGCGAACTTGGCCACTTGCGCGGCCTGTGCGGGTGTTGCAATGCGCAACCAATCCCCTATTTTATTTTTTGTCATCCTTTGGGCTCCTTATCCTTTGGTACGCGACGATAGCCCTATGTCAGCAAGGGGTCGACCGCTTCTCGCTCTTGGGTGTTCAAGATGACGTTGCGGATATTTTCCAACTCCGCTTTTACCGCCTTCGGTTTAGGTCAGCGATGAGGGTTGCTGCTTCCGGACTTACCGCTTCATGCCCTGAGCAGAAAGGGCATTTGACGAAGCTAAACACGTTCAACCCACAATACTGAAAGGTCTGCGGAGAAACGCCAGATGCAGGTTAGGTATTTTCCCCTACGAACGATGGATTCGATTTGTGCGCTGTCGGTTACGGGATAGAATCTGGGTTTCATAGTTTTGGTTCTGCGTTGGCATCAGACTGTGGCGGAATCTTCCTTAGAAACTCGTCAACCTCTCGCTGAGTGCGCCCTGTTATTTCGCCGATGAACTCGAACAGAACTATCTGGTTCATCCGACCAACTCCATGTTGTGTTGCACGCCGTTAGAGCCGCACCAACGAGCTGCGCAGGCGGCCAGGGCGAGCGGTTCTGGCGTCTCGAAGCTCACCATGGCGTGGCGGCCAGCAAAGGCTTTCACCATGTCAGAAGCCGCGCCACTCATCGGCAGACCGTGGTAATGGATCATTTAGACTCACAGGCCTTTGCATTAGTGGATGTTATCAATTGCTACAGCTTTACGCAACAACGCGGACAGATCGGATAGTGCGAGCGTGTGATATCGCTCGAATCGGTCCAAGAGCAGACATCGCCTGTATAGCGGCATCCCCGGCAATGGTAGCGATAGGCCGCGCCAAAAGCCTTAAATAAGCGGCGTATGACGTTCATGACAGCAACGGGTCCGGTCGACTATCAAGTTCCATCTCAAGCGCTTCTATACGCTCCTCTTTGGCTTCTAGTTGGGACTCCAATTCCCGAATTGCTGTTGCGTGCTCTTGTTCTTCAGAATTGATCGCATCGGCGTATTCCTCCTCGATATCTTTGAGGCATACCGCATTAGTCTCGAAGCGTTGCGCCAGTAGTTCGGCCAAAGATCCGGCCGGCGCATCGATAAGCGCGTACTTGATCAATTCATTATCGGTCAGCATGCGCAAGTTCATGCGTGCAGCTCGTACAGCGCTGACCACGCGCGCTCGAAGCTTGAGAATGATAGCACCGGCTGCTGCTTTGAAAAGATTGTCCAGTAACCTAAGTGTCGACGTAGGCTCATGATTGTGTCCTTGAGCAGAGATAAAAAAGTACCGCCATCCATACGCCAACCACGGCTTGGAATTGCTGCGCGGTGGTTAGCACGCGCCACCAATGGGTGATGTCGCTCATTAACCCTCGCCGTAATAGAAGCATCGCGCGTAAGCCAGCAGCGTGTCCTGCTCGATGTCGAAGTATTGCGTCCAGGGCGTACCCCAGTCTTGAACCTCAAGCCAGGCGCGATGCGGTTCGTCGTTTTGCAGCTCGCCGCGAATGCGCGACGCGGGCCCTCCGGTCGATAGCAGGAGCACGAATTGACCATTCGCTACATCTGGCGTATCACCGACAGCGTGCCAGTCCGCGCGGACTTCAACGCTCAAGCAATCCTCTTGGATGACTTCGCGCGCTTCGTCGACCGAGCTGCATTCGCCGGCCGCCTCTTCAAGCTCGGCTTTTTCGGCACCGCTATCAGTCGAGTTCCATTGCTCGACGGTGTGCGCTCCAAGGTAAGTTCCGTAAAGCACCAACACAAACGCCGTCACGATGGCTATGTGTTCGAGTGCGGTAAGTTCACCCTTCCCAAGACGTATGCGTTTCATGATTGCACCTCAACGGTATAGAAACCAATTTTGGCGCCGTGACGGCGAGGGAAGTACGCGCCGCGCGGGATAACGTGCAGCGTCCATGTGTCAAATTCAGTACCACGCGGCCAGCCGTTGCGTACAGCGGTAGTTTTAACCCGAGCGCTGGATTGACTGCCCGCTGCGCCGGACTCGCCGCGAAGGCTCAATACGCGGCAAGGGATCATGCCTTGCATCGAATCGTAATAGGCTGAGTCACCGACACGTAGCACAGGACGTAAGTCTTTCATTATTGCGTCACCCCGCAAGCGGTGAGGAAGCGCGTGCGATCGAATCGCGAGTTCTCCATGAACAGCGTATCGGCCAAATACTCTGCCGCGTACGCGACACCATCTAACAGATCGGCGTGCGATTCGCCTGGCTCTTTATTATGGATGTCAGCGCGTGCTGTTTTGAGTGCGGCAGCGATCCGTTCGTAGTCTTTTTTGGTCAAGTTCAATACTCCTTACTTGGGTTTGAATCGGCTCTTTCTTCAAGGCAAGGCCATCATATCAAGTGATACAGCGATGTCAACTAATATTTGATACAAAGTGAGACTTACCGCACGAATTACAAAAGCAAGGGATCGCTAACTGGGAACATCATTTTCAAGCAACGTTTGCAAGTCACTTCGGCCGGCGCCGCGCTACAACGCAATTTAAATAGGCGCGCATCTAGTGGTTGCGTAGCCAGGCATCGAGCGGAATGCGGGCCTGCGAAGTTTCGCGGATCCGAGTAGTGGGTTTTCACAGGAGTAACGGGTCAAGCTGCGCTTCGGCCGCGTCCATGGCTTTGTACATGCGCGCTCGGCTCCCTCCTATGGCCGCCAGTACGGCCGGAGGCTTAACCCCCTGCGCTCGCAGCGCCAAGGCCTTGCGCCCGTCCGCAATCAATAGCGTGCGCCTGCGGTCTATTCGACGGGGCTTGCGTGATGGGATCATTCGAGCAAGCTCTCGTTCCAAGCATCAAGGTGCTTGCGGGCTTTGCGAGCTGCTATCAGTACCGCTTCGCTGGCGCGAATGAGGGGTTCGGCTTGTTCTCTATCGTCAATCCCCATAGCGATTTGCAGCAGCCGAGCGCCGGCTTGCTGTAGATCGTTGGCTATGACGCGGAGGAACTCGTTTTCAGACATGTTTGTGTATGACATGCACAAATAATATTTGATCAAAAAATATTTGTCAATTAGGAGCGGGTGTTTTGTCTGTAACTTAAAAACTCCTTTAAAATCAATAGTGTACTACCTGTTCCGACTAGCTTTTTGGAAATGGCGTCAAAAAAGCCTTTAAAATCAACAGTGTTCCGACTGTTCACCCTAGTTTCGGGTTTTAGGAAGTCAAAAGCTCCGGCACACGTAACATTTATATATATATTCTCTCTATTATATATATATATATAAGAACAATAAGAACAGGGTGAACAGAGACAGCGTTTTTCCTGAGAATTAGCCAATGTTCTACTCTCCGGCCGCGCAGCTACTAGCTTTATAACAGTGTGAACAGATCGGCAGGCCTGGCCTGGTTTTAGGCTCTTCTCGATTAGTCTCACACTGTCCACTAGTTCAACCGGGCCGACGGCTGGTCAATTCGACCAAACAGACCGCAGGTTGACTCGTTATATAAAAATTCTGGCGAGAGGGGGCGGGCACCCTTTTGAGGAGGTAGGCTTCTGGCAGTGAGCGGGGGCTTAGTTACGAGCGCCTACAGCAAACAGCCGTGTTTTTGTATCAGTTTGTCTCAGATAAGGAAGCCCTACCCCGTAGCACCTTTTTCCGGTACCTTGTGCTAATGGATGACGACGCCGACATAGGGGAGCTTGCCAGAAGCCACGCGCCGCGGGCGTTGACGTTATTGGCGGACGCCATGGAGACGGCGGAAACGGATAAAGATCGCATCCGCGCGGCGGAGGCTATATTGGATCGGGGGTATGGGAAGCCTTCTCAGGCGATTATCCAAATTCCGGCAAGCCGCCGCCAGGCCGCACTATTGGCCGGGATGTCGGACGAGCAGTTGGTTGCCGTCATCGAGGCCAAGAAGTTGCCACGCCTGACCCCGGCGCAGACCATGGTGACGATACCGGCCCGCGCCGCGCCAGCTTCTACCCGCACGCCCGCCAAAGATCCACTGCTCGCATGAGCGTCAGCCCGGAGTGGGCAGCGCAGGAGTTCTTGCGCCGCAAGCGGGCGCGTGCATCGCTATTGGAGTACAGCCAGGCTATCGACATTCCCGGCGTACCGCTCCTCGACACGCCGGATGACGAGGACCCGCAGACAGGATTGCTGCTCAATCGCTTCGAGGATAAGCCGGTCGCCTACAAGCCGGTGAACTTGCGCTTGGCCGCGCACCACAAGATCATGATGGAGAAAATTCAGAAGTGCATCGAAACCCCGCGCGGCCGGCAGATCATCATGGCGCCGCCGGGTTCGGCTAAATCGACGTACGGCGCGGTGGTGGGCACCAGTTGGGCCATGGGGCGCAAGGCCAACACCCAGGTCATTCTTGGAAGCTACGCCACCGGCATCGCCGCGAAGCAGAGCCGCAAGGTGCGCAGCATCGTGAGGGACCCAAGGTACTCTGCTATTTGGGACGGCCGCCCGGTACTCGCGGAGGACCAACGCGCGATCGATGATTGGTCCCTCACCAACGGCTCGACCATGATGGCAGCCGGGATGCTCGCCGGGATAACGGGCAATCGCTGCGACTTACTGGTGCTCGATGATCCAGTGGCGAATCGTGAGCAAGCGGACTCCGCCACCATCAGGGAGAAGATTTACGCGGAGTACATCGACACGGCGATGACACGCGCCAAGCCTTGGATGTCCGTCCTGTTGATCATGACCCGCTGGCACGAAGATGATTTGGTGGGTTCCATCCTGCCGGAAAATTACGAGGGCGAGTCCGGCATCATCCACTGCCGCGACGGGCAGACCTGGGATGTGTTGTGCATTCCCGCGGAAGCCGAGCGCGAAGATGATGTGTTGGGCCGCGCGCCGGGCACCTTTCTGTGGCCTGAGTTTTGGCCGCGCGAGCACTGGGCGGTGTGGCGCGACAACCCGCGCGCGGCGCGCACCTGGACCGCGCTATTTCAGCAGCGCCCCGCCCCATTCACCGGTATCCATTTCTCGCAGTCGATGTTCAAGCGCTATGATCCTGACTTACCAAGGATAGACGTATGACAAAATGGCAGATGAAACAAAAGTTAGGATGTTTGTGGCGTCCGCATAAGTGGCGCATCTATCAGCACAACATCAACGCGAGTGAAAACATGAATATTGTTTTCGTCATTGCGTGGAAGCAATGTGAGCGCTGCGCCAAGTCAAAACTCATACATTTACTCGAATGATCCGCACCTATGACGGACTCGACGCGCTGCCGAAGTCCTTGAGAATTTACGGGGCGTCGGACTATGCCACGATGGAGCCACGGCACGGCAAGAAAGAGCCAGACTTTACCGAGCACGGGGTTTGGGGCGTCGACCGGATTGGGGACTTATGGGCAATCGATTGGTGGAGTAAGCAATGCGAAACCGATATCGGCATCGCCGCGTTCATCAAGTTGGTTGCTTTGTGGAAACCGATCCGTTGGGCCAATGAAGGCGGCTTGATCGATAAGGCGATCGGGCCCGCGATCCGCTCGGCCATGCAGCACTCGCAAAAGTTCGTCGCCGTTGACATGCTGCCCTCACTCGATGACAAAGCCGTCAAGCTGCAAGCATTCCATGCGCGGGCGACCGCGGGCACCGTTCACTTCCCCGTACGGCGCGCGTGGGCAGAGAACTGCATCGAGCAGCTCGTGAAATTCCCCGGCGGACGCTGGGATGACAAGGCCGATGTATGCGGATTGGTGGGGCGCATGGTCGATAAAATGATGGACGCGCGTTTGCCTTTTACGCAAGTGCGGCCTATGCTCGTCCCGTTTACGGAAAAATGGTTGGAATTCAACGACCACAACGCTAAACCCCAAGTGAGGTATTTTTAAAATGGCGCATCAATCCTCTGGCGTGAACGAAGCGGCGCG